GGCGAACACATGGGAATACCAACGGAAGTAATTGCCGTGCCAATAAATACCTTTTACGACTATAACTATAGGATTCAAATAGTAAGGAACTCGAGCTTTGAAAAAACTCAATCGATAGAGAACGCCAAACGTATGGCTTACGCCAATTGGAGATTAAGCCTAGCGCAAGTTTCCCCCGTAGACACTGATAAGCTTATCCAATGGGTAGAAAACTCATTTGATATTGAAGAAGGACAGTTTGAGCCAACACCTAGCCAAAAACAAGCGCAACAACAGCAAGCCTTGCAAGCGATGCAAGGAGGAGAAGGAGGAGCACCTGGACAGCCACCAGGAGGTCAACCAATGCCAGGACAGCAAGGCCAATCGCCACAGCAACCCCAACCAGTTAAACTTCCAACCAAATGAAGTCAAATCAACTCATAAAGGAATTATTCATTGAAGACCCTTTCGATTATGAAAAGACTGACACTGTAACACTCGAACAGATTGGAGCAATGGCGACGGCTTACTCAAACAAAGGGTTCAGGGATTATCTTAAAAGCAAGATTAACGAAGCGATTTTCAATAGTTCGATGAATAGCGTCAACATGGACGAGGTAAATATAAGAAAAGGTCGGATACTTGGTCTTATGATGTTGCAAAAGAGTTGCCGTGAAGCATGGGAAAAAATAACACATGAAACAGTAACCAAGAAGGTCAAAGAAGTTAAAAAAGAAGATAAGATTAAGGAATTTTAATTTATATATGCAGATAACTATTCCAGAGTTAAATAATCTGATAATAGAATCCTGCCTAAACAAAATGGCAATGAAGAAAATGGCTAAAGCAGCTAAAAAGGCTGTAGCCCCCAAGAAAGGTGCAGTTGCTCCAAAAGCAGCTAAAAAGGGTAAGAAATTTAACCCTGCAGCTTTCAAAAAGGCAGCAATGAAAGCGTAGTTTCTGATGATGCCCACTTTCCCCCAACGGGCATCAAACTGAGTCTATTAAAAATAATTCATAATTCCTGTCGCTGACAGGTAAAACAGCGTTACAAAACTATGAAAGAACTAGACGACATCCTAAAAGAGGAAACAACCGAAGAGGAGAAGGAAACTCCAACTGCGTCAAAAACTGAGGTAACCCCAGAACAAACCGAAGCTGATAGGGTAAGACAAGAACTTGAAAATCTTAACAGAGCCAAAGAAGAAGCCAAAAAAGAACTTCAACGCCTAAGAGCTGAAAAATCCGAAATCAAAGGAGAGGTTGAAAAACTTCCCGTCATTGATAAAGAAGACCCAAGCAACAAAGCATGGCTCAAAGAAATTCGAGACAATGTCAATCCATTTCATGCAGAACTTGAAAAAGAGAAAGAAGAAATCTTTAACTTTTCTTTAGAAGAAATACTGACTGCTCATCCAGCTCTTGCTAGTGATACCGAGAAGCTTAAAAAGGTCATATCTACCTATGAAAGGATTAAGGACAATTCTGGAAGAACACGTGAAGGTGTAATAATAGACCTTAAACGTGCAATCGCTGCTGAAAACTATCAGGAAGTAGAGGAAAGAGAGAGAGAAGCACAGTTTGACAGAGCCAAAGATGATTTGGTTTTCTCAGCACCTGCAATCTCTCGTGGATCTACCACTTACAAACAAGACCGAGACCGCATGCCTAATGTATCAGACGAAGAACGTCGTATCATTGAGGCTCAAGGTTGGAGTGTTGATGAATGGTGGAAAGCCAAGAAGAAACATGATAATCAATAAAACGTAAAAAAATGGCACAGACACTATACGGAGCATTTGTGGGTAAAATACCTACGAATGAACAAAACCTGTCTTATGATGTCATTGGTAAAAACTCTGAGGTATTCACCTATGGTGATGTCGTTACTGTAGACGCTGCTCACGGAGCTAAGGTAGCTGGCGCTACTGATACAGTTTATGGAGCTTACGCTGGAAGTACACAGACTATGTCTGCAACTAATGAAACAGTTGCTTTCGTAAAACCAGCGATTGTACCAATTGACCAAGACATGGAATTTTTAATGGGAACTAACGCAGATTTGAGCGTCCTTACGGGCCCTTCAACTTATTTCAAGTTGACTGGAACAACTGGCGTTCAACAGGTAGATGTTACCTCGGGAGCACAAACTACAACTAGTCGTGTTGTAATGTGTACGAAAGTCGACCCCAATGGCATCGGTGGTACTGGTTCAGGTTCTGGACTACGCCAAGGTTTGTTTAAATTTGTTAAAGTATTCAATGTTAAGTCTAATACTTAATAGTTGATAAGATAAAAATATGGATTTGCAACATTTATCAGATTTGGCAGACCCAAGAGTCAAAGAAATTTGGGATGAAAAAAACACCCAGCTTTCTAAAGAACTTGAATATAGTATTTTCGGATTCAGCGACAAAAACGCAGAAATTCAGAATACTAAAATAGAGAACTTTACCGGACTTGGACTTGCTGAACTGACAGGTGAACTCGAGCCTTACAATCGAGAAGATATTCAGGCAGGATTCAGCGTAACGCTGACCCCAGCTAAGTACACCAAAGCTTCCCCTATCTCAGAGGAAATGTACCGATATAACCTATGGCCTAAGATTAACAATGTCGTTTCTGCTGCAGCTAACGCTTGCAATGGACGTATTGATATTCAATGCGCTAAACAGTTTTATCTTGGATTTGGAACTACTTTCCAAATTGGTGGTGATGGTGTGGCTTTGTTCTCCGCTTCTCATCCAATGGGTGATGGTTCAACTCAGTCAAACACTTTGGGAGCTGTTCCACTTAGTTATGACAACTTGAAACTGGCTCGCCAGGCTATGAATCGTATGTATGATGACAAAGGTATTCAGATGACACCTGCTCGTCGTATGAGATTGATTGTTGGAATTGAAAATGAAGATAACGCACTCCAGGTTCTTCGAAGTATTGGAAACCCAGACAGCGCTAATAGGACAGGAAACGTCTTCAATATAAAAGGCGGATATTCCATTGACCTTAAAGTTGCTTCATGGATTCCAGTTGCTTACAACAAATATTGGTTCTTGATTGACCTTGAAAGAGCGCAATACATGAATCATATTATCTGGGGTTGGAGACCTCGCTTTGATGATGACAAACTAGTTAATAACGGCTCACGCCTTTACACTGGTTCTGTTGCTTTCATTAATGGATTTTCTAGCTTTCAGTTTGCAATCGGAGCTAACAGCACAACTTAATAGTTTTATAGCTTTCGGGGGTGAGCTTATCACCCCTTTCAGTTAATCTCTAATATCCCAAAATTATGAACGGAACAGGATTATTTGCACCATCAGGTGCAGCAGTCATGGTTGCTCTAAATGACGAAGCAAAAAACGCTTTGTTAGCAAAAGGAACCGCCGCAAACCTTCCGTCAGCAGTAGCGGGATATGCGATAGGTTGCACATATATTGCAACTGACACGGGTACTCAATACACTAATGTAGGAACAGCTGCTTCTTGTAGTTTTATACAGGGAGTAAACGCAGTAGACGTATTGACAACTCAGGTGACCCTTACTCCAGCTCAAATCATCGTAGGAACATCTATTCCTTTGATTGCATCTCCTGGAGCAGGTAAGTACATCAACCTTATTTCAGCTACTATTTCGTATACTTACGCTACGGCAGCCTATACAGGTGGTGGAGCTACTTCAATTGCCCTAGGGACTACGGTTCTTACAGGAACAATTGCGGCAGCCTCTTCTTTGGGAAAAGCATCAAGTAACATTATTCAACTTGTACCGTTGGCAACAGCGGGTAATGACCTAACTGGTCTTACAGCAACAGCATTGAATATCAATGTAGCCACGGGTGCTTATACAAACCCAGGAACTGCAGCTGGTACAGCAAAAGTTACTATCGCATATCAAATTCTTACTGCTTAAAACTTAATAGCTTTGAGAGGGCGGATAATATCCTCCCTCCACTAAGTAATTAATTATAAAACTATGGGAATAATCAAAACAGACAATTATGTTTTTCTCAACGCCGTTACAGCAAGTGTTGCGAACACAGCAGCATCAAAATACGACGTTAGCAAAGGGCAAATAAAATCAATTCAGTTCACTTGTAGCGGACAGACCTCTGGAAACGGAGTATTCGGTGTTGAAGTTTCTAATGACGGAACGAATTGGGTAGTTTATAGTCGTTTGATTCCTAATCTAACTGGAACAAACTCACAAACGGACGCTAGTGTAGCCGCACCAACTCTTTCGTCAAATATATCAGCTATATATTTCTTTCCTCTAAGCGATTATTTCCGATATATGAGAGTGTTTGTGGCAGTTACCACTGACGGCGCATATAGCGCAGTGGCAGAGATTGGTGGTTAATTTATAAAATTTCAATAATATGCAATCAAGTAGATTCCCAAGTCGAGAACAGCTTATGGAGATGTCTATAACCTCACTCAGAAACTTAGACATTCAAGACCAACAAGAAGAAGCATTGCTTCAAGAAGTTTTAAACGAAAAAGTAAGAACTTCCGTTATTATTGAAGATATTAAAACCAGTGATGTTCCCGAAATTCAAACACCAGAACAAGAAGCTGAATGGCAATCTATTTTAGACCAAAGACGCAAGGAAGCTCGTGTAAGAATGGGGATTGTTGACGAAAGCACTATTGTTGTTGAAAATACCGCAGAAGTTAAAGAAGAAATATCGGAAATTGAAAAAGAAATTGAAGAATTGAAAGGTGAAAGATTTTGTACTTATTGCACCAGCAAAGGTAAAGTCCATAAAAAAGATTGTACACGTCCAATAATCGAAGAATAACATGCAGATACGTCCAAAAATATTACTAGAATACGGCCGACAGAATCAACCGATTCGTGTGCCTATACAGGATTTGCTTCAAAACGCACCTAGTACGTTTTTGACTGCTGATTTAGCAAGTGGTTCACCTTCGGCAACCGTCCAAAGTATCAACAGTCTAGCGATAAATGAAGTTATTTTTATTGGAACTACGGGAGTTGAAACGTCTGAGATTATAAAAACTCATGTTTCTACTGCGCCGAGTGGTTTCACTGTAACTTTTGCTTCGAATACTGTTCAAACACACCCATCAAGCTCATATTTATACGTTATTCCGTTTGACCAAGTGGAAATTTCTTACGCTACTACTCTTACTGGAAGCAAAGGAGTTCTTACCACTAAAAATATCGCACCAGACGCATTAGAAACCACCTACAACGACGTTTCAGGCTCAACGGGGTATTACTTCGCTAGATTTAAAAACTCCATTACAAGTCAATTTTCGCCTTATTCTGATGGTGTTCCTATTTCAGGC